AGGACGAGCAGACCACCTGGGTGCCCGGTCTCGGCCCGTCTCCGAACCGCGTCGATGCCCTGGTCCACGGGGCCACCGAACTCCTGCGGAACATCGAGCCCGCGGCCATCGCCGACCCGAACACCCTGCTGCGCGGCCGGACCGTCCAGCGTGGCCACCTCCGGGCGGTCGGGTGATCGCGCTGATCGGCCTGCCACACCCTTGGTGGGTCTGGGTCCTGGCCGTCATTGTCGGTACCGTCTCCGTTGGCCGCACCGCCAGACTGATCACCTACGACGACTTCCCTCCGATGCTGTGGATTCGGAGCAGGATCGCCGCCCGGATGGGTGAGAGCCGATGGTTCAAGCTGTTCGAGTGCGGCTTCTGCCTGGCTCCCTATCTCTCGCTGGGAATGATCGCCTGGGCGCTGCTCTCCAATCTGGCCTGGTGGTGGTGGCTGCCGAACATCTGGTGGGGCGTCATGAGCTACGGAGCTGCGATCCTGGTTTCCTACGATCAACCAGTGGATGGCGCAGACTGAGTTTCAGTCCCGACTGAAGCCGTGATCCTGGCTCCGGCCAGGCGATCTGTGCCAAACTCCGGGTAACTCCCGGAGCGGAAAGACACCCATGCCTCGACGCAAGACCGAACCGCCGGCGGTTGTGATCCCGACTACCGCCATGGTGGCTTCGGCCACCAGGTACCCCGGCAAGGCAGCACGCATCTATCAACCCCGCCAGGACTGGCAGGCGGAGGCATACCGGCACTTCGCCATCTGTGGCGAGGCGCGGTTCGCCGCGAAGTTCTTCGGCCACGCCGTCTCCCGGGCGACACTCAGCGCCGCGCTGCTCGGCCCCGACCAGACTCCGCGGGCCCAGACGACCGGCCCGGCCGCCGATGCGCTGCAGGCGCTGTTCAACGGCAAGGACGGCCAGACCCAGATGCTGGAGGCGATCGGCACCCACCTGACCATCGCCGGTGAGTGCTACCTGGTCGGTCGCCAGGTCGAGGGGATCGACACCTGGGAGATCGTCTCCTGTATCGAGATGGTGGTCGCCGGGACCTCCTGGCAGATCAACTACGGCGACGGTCTGCCGGCGGTGCAACTGACCGAGGAAGACGTGGTGATCCGGATCTGGCTGCCGAATCCGGCGCGTCGGATCGAGGCGGACTCGGCCTTCCGGTCACTGCTCCCGATCCTGTCGGAGATCGAGTGGCTGACCCGCCACGTCTTTGCCCAGATCACCAGCCGCCTGGCCGGTGCCGGGATCCTGATCATGCCGCAGGGGATGACGTTCCCCCCGCCGCCGACCGTTGACGGATCGGCGCCGGAGACCACCAACGACGCCGACGCCTTCATGCTCACCCTGGCCGACGCGATGATGACGCCGATCAATGATCCGTCCTCCCCGAGCGCGATGATCCCGATCGTCGTCACCGCGCCGGACGATGCGATCGACAAGCCACGGCTGATGCAGTTCTGGTCGCAGCTGGACAGTCATGCGATGGAGCTGCGGGCCGAGGCGATCCGGCGCTTCGCTCTCGGCATGGACCTGCCCCCCGAGCAGATCCTCGGCATGGCCGCCCGAGGCAGTCAGGGCAGCACGACCGGTACCGGCGTCTCCCACTGGGGCGCATGGCAGGTTGAAGAGTCAACCATCAAGCTCCACATCGAGCCGATGCTCGACGTGATCGCGAACGCCATTGTGATCGGCTACCTGCGCCCGATGATCGGGGACGACCCGCCTGCGATCATCATCTACGACACCTCCTCCCTCCGACTTCGGCCGGATCGGAGCAAGGAGGCGTTCGAGCTCTACGACCGTGGCCTCATCTCCGCCGACGCACTGCGCCGCGAGAACGGCTTCGACGACGACGACACACCGACGTCGGACGAGTTCCACCAGTGGCTGTTGATCAAGGTCGCCTCCGGCTCCGCGACACCGGAGCAGGTGCAGGGCGCGCTCTCCGCGCTCGGTATCGATCTCGGTGTCACCGTCCCTCCCGGAACGGTGACCCGGGAGGCCCGACCGGCCCCATCGCTGGAAGATCATCCGACCCGGCCGAGCACGCCCGCCGAGTCTGCGCTGGTCGCCGCGTCCGAGGCACTGGTCTTCCGGGCTCTGGAGCGGGCCGGCAACCGACTGCGCCAGACCGTGGCGAAGCCGCCCGGCGTGCCCAGCTACGAGACGCACGTCTATGTGAGAGCCAACGGCGATGCCTCCCGGCTGTTGGCCGACGCCTTCGCCTGTGCGCCACAGGTGCTGGACGGCATCGCTGATGCGGACTCCGTGGTGCCGGTGCTGGAGAACTACGTCGAGTCACTGCTGAAGGAGCAGTCACCCCACCGCCGGGACCGGCTGGTGAACTGGCTGCGGCTGGCCGATCAGGTGCCGGCCTGATGGATGAGTTCGCCGCAGAGCGCCGGGCCTCGCAGGACGCGGCGATCAACTCGCTTCGTCCGCACGTTCAGGAGTGGCTGAACCACCCGAACGACACCTCCGACATCTTCGAGGTCCTGACCCAGCTCTACCTCGACACCTACGCCGCGGCCGGTGGCCAGCGACGGGGCCGGACGGCGGGATTTCTGGCATCGCTGCGCGGCCTGGTCGGAGCGACCGAGGAGACCTCGAACCCCGAGACCGTGACCACCTGGCTGGCGGTGGCGACCCAGAATGCTGCCTATCGGCAGGCAGTGGTCGACGGCGACGAGCCGGTGGTGCTCGCCTGGCTGACCATGCATGACGACCACGTCCGTCCCGCGCACGCTGCCGCCGATACCCAGCGCCGCCCGGCCGGCGCGTACTTCTTCGTCGGTGGCGAGAATCTGCGCTATCCCGGCGATCCTCGCGGATCCATCGAGAACGTCATCAACTGCCGGTGTGTACTGAAGCCCGTCAGCCGAGTATCACTGGCGGCTGCGAACAAGGAGAACCCCATGCCCCTAGACACTCCGCTCAACTGGCACGGTGTGCTGGCCCCCGAGGGGGTGTTCTCCGGTGACGGCCGACGGTTCGCCATCGACTCTCTGCGGCATCGGGACCTGCCGCTCCCGCTCACCTGGCAGAAGGCATCCGGTGAGGGCCACAACGGTTCGGTCGTGGTCGGCCGGATCAACTCGATCGAGCGGGTCGACGGGATGATGCGCGGCGAGGGTGTCTTCGTCGACACGCCAGAGACCGACGAGGTCGTCGGCCTGCTCGCGGAGTTCGGCAAGTTCGGCGTCTCGGTGGACGCCGATGACGGTGAGTTCGAGTTCGACGAGGACTCCGGCCAGATCACCTTCACCAGCGCGCGGATCGCCTCGGCCAGCCTGGTCAGCATCCCGGCCTTTCCGGAGGCGTTCGTCGCGCTCGGCACCTGGGCCGAGGCTGATGGCGAGGTAACCGCGGCCGACATCGCCAATGCGCCGGTCGTCGACCTGACCGACCCCGATGCCGACGAAGAGTGCGACCCGTCCTCCCCGGACTACGAGGACTGCCTGGCGGCCAAGGGCCAGGAGCCGGACGGCGATGAGCCGATGATGTCGGCTGAGGTCTTTGTCGACGAGGGGACCTGGGACGGCAGTGCCGGCCAGTACACCCCGGCCCAGTGGAAGTCCGCGTGCGTGATGCACGTCTGCACCGGCGATGAGAAGTCCTGTCACAAGCTGCCGATCAAGACTCCGGGCGGTGCGCTCTCCCGCGCCGGCGTCCATGCGGCAGCCGCTCGCTTCAACCAGACCGACGGTCCGGCCGAGGCCAAGGCATCGGCCGCCCGGGCGCTGCGTGGCGCGTACTCCACTCTGGGTGAGGAGCCGCCGGACGCGCTGAAGGCCAGCTTGGAGCGTGGATCCGAACTTCCAACTGACAACGGTGGTCAGTTTGGGCGTGGGCCTGGATGGCTCACCAATCCGGAAGACACCAAGCGGCTCCACGACTACTGGACGGTGCCCGGTCATGCCGGGTACGAGAAGGTCCAATGGGGAGTGCCGGGTGACTTCTACCGGTGCCGCACGGAGGTCGGCGAGGAGATCGGTGAGGACAGCCCGGAGAAGCTGCGCTTCATCAACCAGATCTGCTCGCAGTGGCACCACGACGCGACGGGGTTCTGGCCCGGCCATGCTCCACTCGAAGGTGGCTCGCTGAAGAAGCCGACCGGTGACCCGGCTCCGGCCGTGGCCCTGGTGGCGAGTTCAGTCGGACTGAAGCCTCCGGCGGCATGGTTCCGCGACCCGGGGCTGGATGGACCGACCCATCTGACGGTCACCGAGGATGGTCGGGTCTTCGGTCACATCGCGGAGTGGCGGACCTGCCATGTCGGCTACGACGGTGTCTGCGTAGCCCCACCGATCAGCGAGTCCAACTACGCCTACTACGCCACGAAGCAGGTGCTGTGTGATGACGGCTCGTGCGCGTACACCGGGGTGATCAGTCTCGGTGGTGGGCACGCCTCCCCGAACCTCGGCTTCCGGGCGGCAGCGGCGCACTACGACTCCACCTCTGCGGCGGTGGCGGATGTCAGCGTCGGTGAGGACGAGCACGGCATCTGGTGCGCCGGCTGGATCCGACCGGGTACGTCGGAGGAGAAGGTCGTCGCTCTGCGTGCCTCCGACGTGTCGGGGGACTGGCGGACCATCGGCGGCAAGATGGAGATGATCGCTGCCCTGGCCGTCAACTCCGCCGGCTTCCCGATCGCGCGGGTGGAGAATCGTCAGCAGGTGGTCCTGATGGCGAGTGGCGTGGTGCATCGCCAGGAGGACGAGCTGAGCCTGCTGATCACCAATGCCATCTCGGCGGCCTTGCATCGGCAGGTCAAGATGGCGAAGCTGCGAGAGAGGGTTGGAGCAACCGATGGCACCGTGTAACTGCGGCGGCGGCAAGTCGAGCAACCGGACGTGGGTGTTCACGTCGTCCGATGGAAAGACAGTCCAGGAGTACAGCACTGAGGTCCAGGCGCGGGCCCGGGTCATCCGTGAGGGCAGCGGCAGTGTCACAGTCAAGGGTCGGTGAGATGCCTCAGAACTTCGAGTTGGCCAAGTGGCTGCACGCGCGCTTCGGAGGTGACGACTTCCCGTCCCACTGGGACGAGCTGGACATCGGCCAGCGGATCGCCTGGGAGGAGACAGCCGACGACGTCATTGCCGCCGTGCTCGCCAAGGCCGCCTACGAGATCGTGAAGCGGTAGCCATAGATGAGCCCCTCAACGTTCGGCAAAACCTGGTGGAGAAATGGGTATGCGTGTGGCTGCATGATCCACTCCATCGAGGACATCATCGAGCCCCGTCTCCGTAAGGCAGGCAAGCTCGGGCAGAACGAGCAGGTGGTCGCTTTCCAGTACGCCTACAACTCCTCGGTCTCCGCCTCGGCCGGTACGCACGGCGGGGGCGGGGCGTTCGATCACCGCAAGGGTGACGACGCGGAGACGATCATCTGGCGAGAGTGCGGGGTGGCCGACTGGCAGCGCGGCGATCCTGAGGACCAGTCGTTCGACGACCACA